CTGGTAGACGACACCTACCCTCCGTCAGTGTGGGCACGGGACACGTGGCGACGTATCACCAGGGACGGTTCGTGGTCGGGCCTGGTGGACTGCCACTTCTGCGTGACCCCATACGCCGCCGCCGTGGTCCTGGCATGGGGGTGGCTGTCTGCGCTTCACTGGTCCTGGTGGGTGTTCTGTGGCTGGCTCGCGCTGGCCTACACCGCTGCCATGATCGCCGTACGAGACACGCCTGAGTAGACGGAGAGCACATGGCCCGCCCACGCAAGCCCGAGGCACCCCAGCACACCTCGCTGATCGCGTCCGCTGTGCGGCTGCCCGTCGTGCGCCGCAATCAGGTGGTGACGTCGGAGGCGTGGCAGGCGCAGGCGTGGCGGTACTACGACCGGGTGGGCGAACTGCGGTTCATCGCCAACTGGGTCGGCAACGTGATGTCCCGCGCTGAACTGCGCGTCGTCGTCATGGACGGGCGCGTGGACACCGTGCAGGACTCCGGGCCGGGCGTGGACGCCCTGCACGCCTACTTCGACGGGGAGCAGGGCCAGGCCGAGATGCTGCGCCTGACCGGCGTGCACTTGACCGTGGCCGGGGAGTGCTACCACGTGTGGCGGTCCGCCGAGGACGGGTGGAGCGTGCTCGCGGCGGGCAAGGTGCGCCAGCAGGGCAAGATCATCCAGGCCGACTTCGGGGAGGGGTTCGTCGCGCTCACCGCGAAGGACCTGGCGATCCGGGTGTGGTCGCCGCACCCGATGGACCCGCTGCTCGCGGACTCGCCCACGCGGGCGTCGCTGTCCACGCTGGCCGAGATCGAGCACTGCGACCTGAGCATCCAGGCGACGCTGACCTCGCGGCTGGCGGGCAACGGCATCCTGTTCGTCCCGCAGGACATCACGTTCCCCGTGCCCGAGGGCATGGACCCGGCGGCGTCCACCGCTGACGTGTTCATGGCGGCGCTGGGCGAGGCGATGATGACGCCCATCGAGACACCGGGCGACGCGAGCGCGGTGGTGCCCATCGTGGTGACCGCGCCGGGTGAGTCCCTCAACCAGATCAGGCACGTGACGTTCTGGACCGAGGTGGACGCGAACGTCAAGGAGATGCGCGAGGCGGCGGTGAAGCGCCTGGCCCTGGGCATGGACATCCCGCCCGAGGTGCTGCTGGGCATGGCCGAGACGAACCACTGGAACGCCTGGCTGGTGGACGAGGCCAGCGTGAAGGCCCACACGGAGCCGCGCCTGGCGGTGGTCGCCAACGCGATCACGACGGCGTACCTGCGCCCGGCGCTGACGAAGCAGGTGGACGACCTGACGACCATTGGTGTCGTCGGGGACACGTCGAACATCCGGCTGCGCCCGAACCGCAGCAAGGAGGCGCTGGAACTGTGGGACCGGGGCGAACTCGGTTCGGAGGCGCTGCTGCGGGAGACGGGTTTCGAGCCGGAGGACCGTCCCGACAAGCGGGAGTTCCAGGAGTGGCTGCTGCGGAAGATCGCGCTGGGGTCCACCAGCCCGGAGCAGACGCAGGCGGCGATCGTGGCGCTCGGCACGGACCTGCCCATCGTCACCGAGGTGATCCCCGGCGAGGTCAACAAGCCGATGCCCGACAACCTCCAGCCGCGCCGGTCCCTGGACGAGCACCCCACGCGGGACATCCCCGAGCAGGCGGCGTCGCTGATGGCCGCGTGCGACGTGCTCGTGTACCGGGCGCTGGAGCGGGCCGGGAACCGGCTGCGGTCGGCGACGCAGTTCACGGGGAAGGTGACCGCCGCCGACGTGTACCTGGAGGTCGCGGCGCGCACCGACTCGCTGGACAAGATGCTCGACGGGTCGTGGTCGTGTGCGGATCGGGTGCTGTCGCACCTGACCGACGACGTGGACACCCTGGTGGCCGCGCTCGACGGGTACACCCGGCATCTGCTGGCGACGCAGACTCCGCACACCCGTGAGCGCATGGCGGTCGTGCTGGCCTCGGTGAAGGTGGCGTGATGCAGCCCAGCATCGGACGGATCGTCCACTACCGCTCGTACGGGACGCCGAAGGGCGAGTACGAGTCCACCTGCCGCGCCGCGATCGTCACGCAGGTCAACAACGCCGACGGCAGCATCGGGCTGTGCGCGATCAACCCGACCGGGCTGTTCTTCCACGAGGCGTGCCCGCAGGACGAGTCCAACACCCAGGGTGGGACGTGGCACTGGCCTGAGCGGGTGGAGGACTGATGGACCTGGAGACGTTCAGGGCCGAGCGCGACCAGGCGATCACCAGGACCGCCGCCCGGCACCGCGCCGCCGTGGAGAGCGCCCTCACCGGGGACGACATCGCCCGTGACCTGCGCCTCGCCGCTGCGGACACGTACACGGCGCTGCACCCCGGTGCGTCGCGGCAGCGCGTCGCCGCGTACCTGCGTGCCATCCGGCCCGCGCTGACCAAGACCACCGCCGAGTCAGACCCCACCGTGGTCGCGGAGTGGCTGGCCGTCGCGGCGATCAACTACGCCGCCGTGTCGCAGGCACCCGCTGGCTCCCGCAAGGAGTGGGTGACCATGCGGGACAACGACGTGCGCGACGGGCACGCCGTGGTGCACGGGCAGACCCGTGTGCTCGGGGGGAAGTTCCTCGTCATGGGGGAGCGGCTGCGGTACCCCGGCGAGCCGAAGGGCGACCCCGCCGTCTGGATCAACTGCCGGTGCGTGATCCGGGTGACGCCTGTAACGGTTACAAGCCTGACCGCTGGCGCTGACAGCACGGGTGCGGTGATCGTGGCGCTGCCCGCCGCCGACGACCCGATCCACCAGGCGTCGTCCGAGCAGCCCGCCCACATGACCCTGGTCTACCTGGGCAAGTACGACGCGCTGGACGACACCGACGCCCTGGCCGCTGCCGTGGCGGGCGTGGCCGTGGACGAGGGCACGCAGCCCGCGACCCTGCCCGTGGCGAAGCGCGGCACCCTCGGGGACGACGACGCCGACGTGCTGTTCCTCGACCCCGGCAGCATGACCGCGATCCGTGACGCCCTCCTGGCCGACCCGGTGATCCGGGCCGCGTACGACAGCGCCGAGCAGTTCCCGCAGTGGACGCCACACCTGACGCTGGGGTACCCCGAATCCCCGGCCACGGGGGAGCCGTCTGACACCATCAGGTTCGACCGGCTCGCGCTGTGGCTCGGCCCCGACCAGCAGGAGTTCACGATGGACGACGACCTCGACCCCGCCGACGCCATGCCCGACGAGGACATGATGGACGACGAGCAGGAGCCGGTCATCACCGAGGCGGACCTGTCCCACGAGCCGCTGCGCTGGCACGGCGTGCTCGCCCCCGAGGGTGAGTGGTCCGGCGACAAGCGCCGGTTCGCGGAAGGGTCGATGTCGTGGCGTGACCTGCCGCTGCCGCTGTCGTGGCAGAAGGTGAACTCCAGCGGCCACGACGGGTCCGTGGTGGTGGGGTCCATCCAGAACATCGAGCGGCGCGGCAACCTGCTGCACGCCTCGGGCGTGTGGGCGTCCACCCCGGAGGCCGACGAGGTGATCGGCCTGCTGGCCGAGGGGCACCTGCGGGGCGTGTCCGTGGACGTGGACGACGCGAACATCACGATGGGCGACGCTGACAACGGCGACCCCCACGACCAGTCCATGACCATCGACAAGGGCCGCATCTGCGGGGCCACCATCTGCGCGATCCCCGCGTTCGCGCAGGCGTTCGTGTCCCTCGGTGACGAGGAAGTGGAGGCGCTGGCCGCTGATGGGCAGGTCACCGTGGAGGACGCCATCGCGGAGGCCGAGGTGTTCCGCGACTACTCCCCCGAGGAGCGGCGTCGCCTGGCCGACGAGGGCAAGGCCATGCCCGACGGGTCGTTCCCCATCGTCACCGTCGATGACCTCCACAACGCGATCCAGGCCATCGGGCGGGCGAGCGACCCGGAGGCCGTGAAGCGGCACATCAAGAAGCGTGCCCGCGAACTCGACCAGCCCGACCTGATCCCCGACACGTGGGCGGTGGACGCGGAGGAGTTCGCCGGGCCGGTGCCGCGTGGCCCCGGTGACAAGCGCGGCCCCGGCTGGGTGACCGAGCCGAAGGCGACGCGGCGCATCCACGACTACTGGACCGACCCGAAGAAGCCGGGCTTCCGCAAGATCGGGTGGGGCGCGCCGGGCGACTTCGACCGCTGCCGGAAGCAACTCGCCAAGTACGTCGGGCCTGCGTACCTGAACCGTACGTGCGCCGAGTGGCACAAGGACGCCCTCGGGTACTGGCCGTCGCAGCACAAGAAGATGCTCGGCGGGCACGCGGGGGAGACGGTGGAGGCCACCGTGGAGGACTGCGACGAGTGCAGCCAGTCGGTCGTGCTCGTGGCCGCTGCCGCCCCGGTGCTGCCCGCTGCCGCGTTCGCGGACCCCGGCCTGGCCGGGCCGACGGCGCTCACCATCGACGGGGAGCGGGTGTTCGGGCACCTGGCGCTGTGGGACACCTGCCACATCGGGTTCGGGGAGAAGGTCTGCGTGACCGCCCCTCACTCGCAGGCGCAGTACGCCTACTTCACGACGGGCACCGTCCTCACCGACGCCGGACGCATCCCGGTGGGGCAGATCACGATGAACACCGGGCACGCCAGCCACGAAGCATCGGCGCGGTCGGCGGCGGCGCACTACGACCACACGGGGGC